GCTTAGCCCCTTGTCATGGATCAGCCCAACCGTGACATTGTTCAAAAACCTGAGATCCCTAAGGTGGACGGAACGTCCGGGAGTGCCAATCGAGTCGCGTCGACTGGAAAGCCCAAACCAAAGTCATCTCACCAAGCTAGTGCTGTTGTTGTTAGCAGTGCGAACCAGTTTGAAAGTTCTGGTGGGTGCAATAACAAATCTTCTGCGCAAGCTCCCAAGCAACAATTGCGCAATACCGCAGCGACAGCGGATGATGCCAAGACATCAAAATACAGGGCTAAGCAGGCCTATAAACAGCGCCGCCGGCAACGAGCGGCAAACGAACGTCAGAATCTACGCAACATCATCGTATCGATCAGAAATTTAAACACCAATCTGGCCATGATCATGCGTGAGGCCATGATTTCTGATGAGAATCTCAGTTTGGCATTAAGTCAAACCACCACGTCGGAGCAGCTTGTGTCGACACCTGGTACCAACGTGCAAACCACCAATGATTTACTTACTGAAATTCGTGGAATGCACCTTGAGACCAATTTAACGAGCGCCGACATGGGAGGTTTCAAATTGAAGATCTCCAGACCAGACGTCGTATCTCTTCCGGTTGACATTAGTCCCGGGAAGCCTGCACCACTAGTCGCAGCAGCTGCACCACCTACCATTCCTAGTGCACCTGCTAAGCCCTCCCAACCAGTAGGACCACTGCCTGCAGCCATCCCACCTAATCAACCAGTTCCGCCTATCATCTGGCGGAAATCCCCATGGTGGCGGCGCCTGATCTTTAAAGAGCTTCCTTCTCGGCTCGAATTAGATCGCAGTGACAACTTGCACATCGGAACACTGGCTAAATATAAGCGATGCCCTGATGGCCTGACAACTGGCCAGGACCAGGTTATACCTGAACTCCAAAGCTACCTCTTGATGAGTAAATTTTCTCATTATAGTAGTCGTAAGGAGACTCTAGACCATCTGGAGAAATTAGCTCGCAAGTATTGGAAGGACGAAAAGAAGACGGATTTTGGCAAATTATCCCCTCTTATGGTGAACAGACATTTCATCACTCTGCAGAAAGTCGTTGATGAACAAACGACTCCTTATCTGCTCGCCGAAGAGGTACAATCCATCAGCCGAAAGCAACGTTTTCGAAATCTCGCCTTCTGGAAAAGAGAGACCCATACAACATCACCAAATTGGGCTCCTTTTCACCAAATCCCCCAGTGAGTCTTCAACGATGCCTCCCACTTGATACCATCTGTCAAGTTGGTGAGGAACTGCTCCCGACCGCTCCTTGGAAGCACACCACCATCCTTTTGAAGCACACCGACAAATTGTGCAAAGCAACATCCTACCCTGCCATGTTTCCTGATCCTTCCTTGCATGGCAGAACAGCTGACCGGTTTATCATGACATCTTGTCACCATAATGATGTCGTCGGCCTACGGAATAGATACATGAAGGAATGCGCCAACCGATTCAATCCATCTCGCCCAGATTTATTTCAACAAGCCATTTCAGAATTGGTCTCCGCTTTAAGGCCTAACTTCCATGGGATTAAACCTCTCAAGGAACTTTTGGCTCGCAAGCGTGGACGATTACGCAAGCGTTACAATGACGCAGCGCGTGACATACTTGAAAATGGATTCCATCTGGAAAAACATTCCCGCGTGAAGGCTTTCATCAAGAATGAGGTCTATAATGAACTCAAACCACCGCGGATGATTATGGGACGAGATCCTCGGTTTTTTCTAGCCTATGCCCCTCTCATAGAAGCTATTGAAGAAGCCTTGAAGGAATTGCCTGAGGCGTCTAAAGGACGTAACTTTGCAGAACGAGGTAAACAGTTCTTCGACAAAGTTTTTGGTGCGCTAATCGCTGAGATTGACTTCAGTAAATTCGAGGCAACTCAGCGACTTGAACTACTCGCCAACATCGAGTTGTCCATAATATTCGGACTAATAGAGGAGGGCCTTTTCGGTCGTACAATCAAATTATGGGTCGCCAAGTTAAAGATCCAGGGTTACACCTTACATGAAGTTTTCTTCATAATATTTGGCGTCCGTTGTACCGGAGAGGCTGACACGGGGTGTTTTAACACCGCCATCACGTGGGTCGCCTGCAGATATGCTGAGCTGGTTAACAAGCTCGGCACACGCAATTTCATTTGCGATGGTGACGACAACCTGATCCGTGTCCCATTAGGGGCCAACTTCGTTGATACCTTTGCGGAGTTGGGTCTCGACGCCAAGATTAAAATCAAGACCGATTATCATGACGTTGAGTACTGTTCTGGCCGGTTCATCCAGATCACCCCTGGCACTTTCCATTATATTCAAGATCCTAGAAAACTGATGCAGAATCTGCCCGTAT